GTCTGAGACCTTCCTAACTGTCCTCGTCTTACCCCCTGCACTCAGAGACCTCCTGATTGCCTTGTCCGCAGCTCGCGTAGCTCCTGATCGAGCTATCCTCCTGGCAACGGGCTTGGGCACTCTCCTGGATCCGACCAGAAGAGCCTCAACAGCTCTGCAAGTTGGACAGTCGTCAGCCACATCCCCCACCTTACTGCTGGGAGATCGCTAGGGCGACTGCGTTTGCCTTGCTCATTGCCTCGGTGGTGCACTCTAGAATTACAGTCAGGTAAGCGTCCTGTGTGAACTCGTCACCTATGAATCCGCCAAGGAATAGGGAGGGGACAGCTACGACCTGCCCAGCTACGAAGTCCTGCGGCATAAGAGATGACTCCCATGCGGTCGATGGTGGGTTAGGATCACCGTCTGCGTTGCGAACCCCTGCCTGTCCGCCCATAAGGAATGAGTCATCGTTTGCTAGGATCGCCGAGGACTGGGTTTTGGTAGTGACCTGCCACACGATCTCTCCGGCTTTGTTTGCCCCCATGTCGGGAATTGCTCCACCAGAATCCTGAATGTACCAGTGGGCGTTGTGTACCCTCAATACCTCGGGCTTAGTTGAGCCTAGGTTTGTGTACGACCCAAGATCAATCTCTGTTTGATTGTAGGTGTCGCTTGCGTTCGATAGTAAGACTTGGGCCCTGATCAGGAAAGTATTCTTTGCCATTACCCAGCGCTGTAAAGAATCTCGCTAATAAATTTACAGTTTCCCCCTGAGGGGGGGATCTCCCCCCCCCGAATGGGGGTATCTTGATAGTCGGTCTAGCTGGAGCAGGAACTACCATACCTAGTGGACACTGTACCGACAGGATAGACTTCTCTAGTCCTGATCAGGCCTGAAATCAGAGCTGGATCTCTGTGCATGGTACATTTTGGCATAATATTAAGGATAATTCTATTAATAAACCACGATGTGAAAGTAATATGGGACAAACTGAAAGTGAAACCATGCAAGAAACAATAATTGAGAACATGAACGGAGTGATCTACAACCTATTGAGACAGGTTACAGAGCTAGAGATCAGGCTGAACAAGGTAGAGAGGGCATATGACGCCCTCGGAAGGCGCCTAGAGGGCTCAGAGAGGCACCCAGAGGACGAGGGGTGGTTCGATTGAGCGAGAAATACATCTATTGCCCTAGCTGTTGCAGCCTAGAGATCCACACCAGAGCTACTGGGGAGGTAGTGGGTTGGATTTGCCAGAGCTGCAACCCATCTCTGGAGGAGTTCGAATGACCGGGACTCCCAGAAGCTACGCGCTGGATCCTGATGTCGTCCGATTCCTCGACTCACTACCAGATGGTCGGAGGAGACCCAACGCATTTTCGAAGAGGCATTACGCCTCCTCCCGATCTAAGACGGTCTCCCAAGCTGTTCGAGCCTACTATTTGACAGACCAATTCGATTACCAGAAGGAGCTCCTCAAGAATATAGAGGGGCTACAAAGGGTGATCAGGGAATGTCACGAGGAGATTAGGGCCCTGAAAGCTGGGAAAGGTCTACTTCATCGGTTGAAGCGCCTACTGCGAAAGCGAGAATAGCAACCAGAGCGATAACGATCCGAGTCCAAGTCCATAGGAGAGCAGGGTCGCTTGCAATTGGGTCATCGCTCATTCGAAACCCTCGTAGTCAATTCGAGAGCTATCAGGCCAAATCACTGTGATAGCTAATCCCGATCTAGCATTCCACTCCGAAATGAGGAATGCAATTACCTCATCCTTGTTCGGTTCGGAGTAATCCTGATCACCCAGTATGATTTTGTAGCTCATGCTGGCCCACTCTGAGATTGGTTGCGCACCATTGTCATAGCTCCATCCCAAGAGTCGAATTCGTATTTCTCTAGCTCGATCATAAAGTTGAATGTTCGTCCATCGAGAGATGAGTAGATCTGCAGATAGAGATCCTCGATAACCATGTTGTCGGGTCTGACATAGAACTTCTCTGCCGAGTTAGTCGTTGGTGCTCCGAAACCAGCCCAAGCAACTTCCTCTGGATCGTTCCACTGCCACAGAGAGGAGAAGCTCTTTGATTGTGTGAGTAGTTTACACGTAGCTTCTGGGGCATCCGTAGGAGATCTATTCTCGAGAACGAGTCGTGTGACTCGGTAACCAGTAGTGAACTTCCCATCAAAGAGATTGAATCTCCTTGTTGTATTGCCTAACATTTGTCCCATTATCACTAGATCTCCTTCTTTCTTTCTCTTCATCTCTTATTCCTCCTCATTTCTTTCTTCACGCATTTGTGAGCTGCTGCCATAACTGTCTTCATGCTCTTGCCCTTCTTGAAGTCCCCATTCTTCTTCGTAGCTTTCTCACGCTCGATCCTAAGATGCTTGGATAGCTTCTTCGAGTAGTCTGAGACCTTCCTAACTGTCCTCGTCTTACCCCCTGCACTCAGAGACCTCCTGATTGCCTTGTCCGCAGCTCGCGTAGCTCCTGATCGAGCTATCCTCCTGGCAACGGGCTTGGGCACTCT